TCAATTTCCATATCTGCTGCCTCCGTCGAGGGTCTGGTTGGCCGCGGGGTAGGACAGCACGGCGTCGTTGCCCGGCATGTAGGGAAAGCCACGGAAGTTCGCTGCGTTCGCGAACTTCGCCTTGCAGGTCCGAAACTGCTTGTCGCAGCCTGCCGTGATCTCGAACGCATCGCCGGCGACGACCGGCTCGCTCATTGCCTGCCACAGCTCGATTGTGACCGCGGTCCCGGAGAGCGCGTGGCGCTTCACCTCCATGGCACGGTTCGCATTCGCACCGCTCGTGAACGATAGCCTGCCGCCCACGAACCATTGATCCGCAAACGCACCAAGCCCCGACACCGTGAAGCGCCTGTCGTCGGTCACCATGGCGACGATGCCGCTGCCGGCGAGCGCCGGATCGTCGAGATTCACCGTGCAGCGCGCATCGCCGAGATCGGCGTCGCAGGAATAGCCATAGGCGCGGCCGACCGGCTGGTTGAGCCGGTGCGCGAGCCCGCGGACCTCGGCCTCGAACGCACATCGGCCGCGCCTGACCTGGCCGAGATTGCCCTTGCGCATCAGCACACGCTGATCCGGTGACGCCCAGTTCACGCGCCAGATCTCGATCTCCGCGTCGTCGTAGAGGCCGGCGGCGAGATCGTGCTCGTTCAGCGTCGCCGACGACAGGGCGCCCGCGACAGTCAGATTGTCGACGGCGAGGCCCAGCGTCGACTGCACCTCGCTCGCGGTGAACCCGCACGCCGCTTCATAGGTGATGCCGTCGAAGAGGACGGGCACGTCGTGGTCGGTGAAGCCCTGGCTAACACCGTCTTTGCGCACGATCTTCCAGCACCAGCACAGCATCGTCGCGCCGGTGTCGAGATGGTCCTGCAGACCGGGTGGAAGTGTTTTCATTGTGCGTTCTTTCACCTCCCCCTTGTGGGGAGGTCGACGCGCGCACCCCGGACTCGTTCCGGGGGAGCACGTCGGGTGGGGGGCGGTGCTCGCGGATGGAGCGGAACCCCCACCCGAAAAATGCTTCGCAAATTTCGACCTCCCCACAAGGGGGAGGTGAAAATCAGATTCGTACCTCCACTATCGGAACGCTCGGGATCTCGCCCGCGGCGAAGCTTGCGAGATTGACGGACAGCTGATCGGTATCGAAGCGCACCGGCGTGTCGAATTCGTATCCTGCCGTGACCACGGCGCCGGACGCGGGGGCGAAGTCGAACGTGACCTGGCCGGTCGTCGCATCGACGGCGATGCCCGAGGTCTGCTCCACGCTACCGACAGCGACGCGCACCGTGCCATCGACGGGCTTCGCGATCCCGCGGACCCAGCTCGCCGGTCCGGATGTATATGTCTTGGTCAGCTGGAATGTGGTCGTCGCGCCGTCACCGAGGCCGATCGCCTGGTCGAGCGGCGAGATCGCAGCGCCAGGCGCACAGGACTTCCAGTCGGTGAAATCCCGGAACCGGAAGCCATAGAGCCGCCCGAGCCGGGCCTCGAAGAATGCGATCACCGCGTGCAGGTCGTCGAGCGTGCGGATGCCGGAGCCTGCGTCGTAGCGGCGGCGCGAATTCGCCCACACGGCATTGCGCTCCTCGAAGCCCGAGCCGAGCGTGACGATCTCTGTCCTGCGTTCCGGCCCGCCCGTCGAATGGAATGCCAAAGCGGTGGGGAAGCGTATTTCGTGGAAGTTCATGTGTTTTGCCCATCAAAAAGCTTGTCATTCCCGGCCGAGCGCGCAGCGCGAGGGGAAGGGGACCCAACTTCGAGCGACCGGGCGCAAGGAAGTTGGGTTCCTTCCCCCACTTCGCGCTTGCGCGCGAAGTTCGCCGGGAATGACAAGGTGGTTCACAGGTTGCGCTGCCCACGCGCCAGCGCGCGGCTCATCACGGCGGCGACCTGGGACTGCGATTTCAGGAAGCTCTGCGCGTCTGGTGTCGTGATGTTCACGACCACCGAGGGGCGCTGTGGTGCCGCCGCGCCGGTCGCCGTGATCGCGCCGTCGCTGGCCGGCGTGAAGAGCTCCGGACCCCGTTCGCCGACGAGGTAGGTCTCGCCGGCCGCGACCGGACCGCCCAGGGCCCGCGCGCCGGACACCGGCAGGAGCGAATCCGCGAGCGAGGAGATCAGATTGTCGATCGGCTTCTCGATGAATTTCGCCACGGCGATGCGGTCGAAATCGGCGAGGATCGCGTCGACCAGCCGGTCCATCGAGGTCTTTCCCGAGAGCGCGGCGCGCGCAATCGTGGCCGAGACCGCGTTGAAGCTCTTCGTCACCGCAGCTTCGATCGTCGTGGTCGCGTCGGTCACCGGCCCGTGCGCGAAATCGGCCAGCGCCTTTGCGGCGCCGTCGAGCGGATTGTCAGCCATCGGGAAATTCCTTCATCAGGGTTTCAAGACCGGTGCGCGCGAGCGCCGGACGGGCCCGCGGCGCAAGGGCGGAGAGCACGGCGCGCCATTCGGGGAGCGACATCGACCAGAAGACTTCAGGCGACAGATGAAGCGTGCCAAGCCCCAGCTCCAGGATGCGTTCCCAGGAAAAGGGACCTGCCCCTCTCCTCCCTTCGTCGCGGCGGCGTCGAACGCTGCGATCACGGCGGACGTCAGCGCACCCAGATCGCAAGGCAGGCGCAGCACATCGGCCGACGTCACATCGTGCCCGCCGCCGCGCAGCAGCGCCGCGGCGACGATCGCGAGATCGGCGGCACGTACCTCTTTCAGCCTGGCGCCGATTTCGGAGAGATTGGCGAGTGCGAGCCCGTCCTCGATCTCCGCAAGGGCGCCCAGCGTCAGGAGCAGCCGGTAGCGCGTGCCGCCGGCCTCAAGGCTGGCCTCGCCACGGATCCTGTTGGTCATGGGAAGTGACTCCGCTATTGTCGGTTGCGATGGAGCGGGCAGCGAAAATCTTCGTGTATCTCGTGGCGGCGAACTTCATTGCCTTCGGGATAGCCTCGCTCTGGTTCGGCGGCGACGCGATCGAGGGGCGCGTGATCGGCGGTCACTACTTCCTGAACTACAAAGGTCACTTCACCGAGGTGAGCCGGGCGGTCTTCGTCTATAGCGGCTGGCACGCATTCAGCGTGTTCATCACCTTCCCGCTTGCGTGGATCATCGGCCTCGCCCTGGGCACCGTGGGACGAGACGACGCCCCTCGAAAGCATCGGCCCGTCAGAGACCTGCGAATGTAAGGGCGCCGGCGGACGCGAGCGTCATCGAGAGTTTCAGTTCGCCGTCATAGGGGCCATCGTACTGCAGCGCCGTCACCTTGAACGGGCCGGTCACGGTGCCGAAGTCGGGGATCGCGATCTGCCAGTCGGGAAGCGTCTGATCGAAGAACGCCGCGCGGATCGCGGCGTCCGACGCCGCATCCTTGAACACGCCGCTGCCGGAGATCGTCGCCGATTTGACGCCCGCCGCCAGCAGCTCGCGCCACATATCGGCGGAATCGGAATTGGTGATGTCGATCGCCTGCGCATTGAAGGCGAGCGTAGTGGCCCTGAGGCCTGCGACGGTCGTGAACGTCTCCGGCTCGCCGCCGTCACCGATCTTGACGAGCAGGTCCTTGCCGCGTTGTGCAGTCATGTGTGTCTCCTTGGAGAAAAAGAAAAAGCGGCTCGCAATGCGAACCGCTCTTCGTCGGGTTCAAAAAAAGCGCTGTCTAGGGCCAGTACACCTTCCCAGGACACACGTACCAATTCGGCAGATCGATCGGCCGGCACCGGCCCGCATTGGCCGGCAGCGGCTGCCACCAGCCAAAGACTGGCGGCGAGAAGAGCCCTTCAGGAAGCATGTCGAAGCGTATCTGCTCGAGCTCGCTGGTTCTGTCGTCGCGATAGATGTCTATCTGCGAAACAAAAAGGCTTCGCATCAACGCGCCGATCTGCTGGTAGGCCTCCTTGTCCTTGGCATTCAGCGGTGCATTGCAGTCCTCGACGGGCGGCGCAACCAATAGCACATGGCAGAGAACCGGATGGGCATCGACAATGCGATGGATTTCACTCAGCTCGCGATGATGACGCTCCAGCCACCACGCGGCCTCGATCCGCTTGTCGTGGAACGACGACCACCAGACCCATCCGCAAAACCCAAGAAAGGCCAGAGCAAGCAGCACAAGGATCCAGCGACCGGTCTTGGACATCCTGCCCTCCCCCAACATGCTACACCGGCTCCAGCACCGCGCGGAAGCGGATCGTGGCGCGGACCGTCTCGCCGTCGCTCTCGCGTGTGACGTCGGTCGCGAGCCAGCGGATGCCGATCAGCGCCTGGCCGGTGACGGAGAGCGCCGCGCCATCGAGCGCGCCGCGTACGGCTTCGGTCGCGAGCTTCGCCTCGCGGTGGCCGTTTGCGCGCGACCAGACATGGATGGCGAGCGCGTGCTCGCTGCCCGCTTCCGTCGCCGTGCTCCAGTCTGACTCGGCGTCGTCGCCGATCACGCAATAGGGAAAGCCGGCGCCGCGCGGCGGCGTGTCGTAGACCCGCGGCGGATCGCCGAAGGCGTCTTTCATGTCGTCGCTCGAACAGAGTGTGGCGAAAACCGCCTGCTGCAAGGCCCAGCTCGCGCTCATGGCAATTCCTCGCATAGGAGGGTCATCAGCGCGGCCTGCGGTCCTTCGTCGAAGACGGTGTGGATGCGGAACACGCGTGATCCCGCCTGCGCGCGCTGGCCGGCGGCGATGTCGCTACGCCTGCGGAGCGTGAGGCGATGGCGCACGCGCGCTTCGAGCGTGTCCGGCCCGAAGGTGTCGGTACCGCCGACGGGCTCGATCGCGACCCACACGGTCGCGAAGGCTTCCCAGTTGTCCGTGAATCCGCCACCGCCATCGGGCGTGAGCGTGTTTGCGAGCAGCAGAGCGCGTTGGTTGAGAGATCCGATTTTCATTTTCTTATCCGATGTCATTCCCGGCGAGGCCTGTGAAGCAGGCCGCGCGAACGCGCGATGCTCGCCGGGGATGACAGTGCTTACAGGTTGAACACCCGGTACGGCGCGAGGAGCGCTTCCGCGGCGAGCGGGAGCTCTTCCGGGCCGTCGCCGCGATGGGCGTAGAGTCCGGCGACGATCTCGAGGATCGCCTCGCGCATGGTCGCGGGCACGTCGTTGGCCGCATTGCCGTAGCCGGCGGTGAAGGCGATCGCGATGGCGTTCACGCGCCGGAGGGTTGCAAAGAGGGGCGGCACAGCGCAGGCAAGCGCGACCCGCCCGGGCGCCGACACCGCATCCACCTGATATGCGGCGCTGTCCCACACAGACGGCGTATCGTCGCGCGCATAGGCCGTGACCGTCGCGACGCTCTGGAGCGGCGACAGAGGCACCTCCACCACGCCGCACTCCGGCCAGCGGTCCAGCCACTGGATCCAGCTCTGCGTGACGAAGGCACGGCCGGTGTGCCACTCCGCGCGCGCCCTGGCCGCGGTGATCAGGCGGGCAATGAGCGCATCGTCGGCGGATGTATCCACCTTCAGATGCGCCTTCGCCTCGTCGAGCGTGATGGGCTCGAGGGCGGGAGGAGCGATGAGTTCGAGGGACATGGGAAACTCCACCCTCCCCTTGAGGGAGGGTCGACAATTTGTTTCGAGCGAAGCGAGGAACAAATTTCGGGGAGGGGTTTTCATCGAGAGATACCCCTCCCCGAAAAATGCTGCGCATTTTTCGACCCTCCCTCAAGGGGAGGGTTGAATGCTACGACGCCGCGAACTTCATCAGCTTGATGGCCTCGAAGTTCTGCACGCCGCCGCCGACGCGCTTGGTCGTGTAGAACAGCACGTAGGGCTTGGCGCTGTAGGGATCGCGCAGGATCCGGATCCCCACGCGATCCACGACCAGATAGCCGCGCGCAAAATCGCCGAATGCGATCGAATAGGAATTCGACGCGATGTCGGGCATGTCCTCGACCTCCGTCACCGGATAGCCGAAGAGTGTTGCTGGCTGCCCGGCGCTGACGCCAGGCTGCCAGATGTAGTTGCCGGTCGTGTCCTTGAACTTGCGCACCATGCTTTCGGTCTTGCGGTTCATCACCCAGCGGCCGTTGGCGCGGTAGCCCTGCTTCGGCGCATACGCAAGCGAGACGAGCGCATCGGCCGGATTTGACGACGCGAACGCGCCGTCGGCGCCGCTCGCGATGTAGCCGAGATTGCCCCAGCTCCACGATGCGTCTGCTACCGCGGTGTAGTGGAGGAAGCCGGTCGGCTTGTTCGAGCCGTCGCCGTTCACGAACGCGGCGCCTTCCTGCTCGGCGAAGACGATTTGGACCTCGTCGGCCAGCCACTGCTCGATGTCGACCTGGCTGTCGTCGAGCAGCGTCTGCGTCGCCGCCGGCATCGCATAGAGCTCCATCGCGGGGAAATCGAGCGCGGCCAGCGTCGGCGTGTTCGTCTGCGTGACGGGGCCGGTCTCGCCGACCCAGCCGCTCGCGGCCTCGGCGATGGCGATCGGCTTGCGGTACACGCTGGCGCCGATCTGGCGCACGCTCGCGATCGCGCGGATCGGCGAGGCCTTGGCCAGCACACGGTCGATCGTGGTCTCGATCTCGAGCGGCACGGTGTAGCCGCCGTCGGGATTGGAGCCGACCGAGAGCGCCTTGAGCTCGAGCGCATCGAGCCCGCCGGCATCGCCCTTGCGGACATAGCGGTCGAACGCGGCCTTGCGCTCGCGCATCTGATGCGGCGCAGCCTTGCGCCCAGACTCATTCAGTCCGCCGATCATGGGCCGCGCGGCCTCCAGCGCGAGCGCATCGAGCGCGCGCTTCTGCTCTTCCAGCGCGCGGTTGATGCGGTCGACCTTCTCGTCCGTCACAACATCGGCCGCACGCTTTTCCATCTGCGCGAGGCGTTCGTCGTTTGCCTGCTTGAAGGCATCGAACTCACGCAGGAAGTCGTTGAAAGCCTGCGTGACATCGCGGTTGTTGGCCGCATCCATTGTTTTGGTTTCGAGATCCATACTTCCTTCTCCTTTGAAGTGCTGTTGTCATTCCCGGCGAGCGGCGCATGGCGCCGCGAGGGAAGGGAACCCAACTTTTCGGGCGCAGAAGTTGGGTTCCCTTCCCCTCGCTCACTGCGTTCGCTCGGCCGGGAATGACACTCTGTGTTTGAGATGGCGGGTCGCATCGCGAATGCTCTTTTCCGCCGCCGCCTTCTCTCCGATCGCGGTCACCGCGCTGCCCTTGAGCAGCGGGAACGTCACGATGGAAATCTCCCAGAGGTCGATCTCGCTGAGCACGCGCAGGCCGGTCTTCGTCCGCGCCGCGCGCACGGTGCGGAAGCCGATCGAAAGCCCGTTGATCGCGCCATCGGCGATCAGCGCGCGCACCTCGCGAGCGCGCTGCACGTCGAGCACGAGGCGGCCACGCACATAGAGGCCCTTCGCGTCCTCGCGGATCGCCTCCCACACGCCCAGCGGCTCGTTCGGCAGGTGCTGGTAGAGCATGCGCACCTGGCTTGCGGGACGCGCGCGCAGGGTGGCCGCGAACGCGCCACGCGCCACGACATCGCCCGCGCCGTCGGGCACGCCGAACAGCGACGCATAGCCCTCGAACGTATCGTTGCCGAGATCGGTGAAGCGCGCGCGCGCGTCGGCACGCGCCATGCGCCGCCGCGCATAGCGGATCGTGGGTGTGGTCATGTTGATCTCTTCCACCCTCCCCTTGAGGGAGGGTCGAAATGTTTGAGTGCCGTCAGGCGCGAAAACATTTCGGGGAGGGGTCAGGCCACGGTGGCTCAACCCCTCCCCGAAAAATGCTTCGCATTTTTCGACCCTCCCTCAAGGGGAGGGTTGGACCTTCTGCCGGTCCAGCTTCGCTTCGATGCGGTCGAGTTGCTTGGTCATTGCGGCGATGCGGTCTTCGAGCACGGCGACGTGCTCGATCGCGCCCTGGTCGTTGGCGACGGTGCGTTCGAGCACGGTGATGCGCTCGGCCGCCTGTCCCGCCCAGAACAGCGCACCGGCCGTCTGCAACAAAAAGGCCGCCACGAGGGCGGCCGGGAGTTTCCTGTCCAGCGCGGGCTGGAGGTGTTCGGCGACGGTCATTTTGGTTTTCCTAGAGAAGCCGGCGGTGCGCCTTCGGAAGATGGAGGCTTCGTGCCGTCCGCGCTCGCCGCTGTCACGTAGAGCATCTTTTCCTTGAAGGCGAAGTAGAGGTGGAGTTGGCGCATTTCGTTCAGGCCCAGCTCGAGCTCGGACGCGCCGTAGCACGATGCCCTTTGCTGGCCCATCGGCATGACATAGGGCGACGGATCCGGTCTGGGGTGGCAATCCGTGCCGTTCGCCAGAAGATCGATCTGCGGGTTCGCGATCGCCACGCCCTCGATCGCGAGTTGCCTGAACGGATAGCGATACGTCGTGGGTGCGCCCTTCGCATCGGTGGCTGTGGGCGTCATGCCCGAAGCGGTCGCATCCATGCCCCAGAGCCGCTTCACCGTCGCCATCGCCATGAAGGCGGGTCTCGGCATGATCGCGAATGCGACCGTCAGCGCCTTGCCGTCCAGCAACATCCGGAACGAAGGATGGCCGGTTGGATCGGTGATGAACGGGACCGGCGCAAAGGTATCCGCCCAGTAGACCACCTTGCCGGCGCAATGGTCCTGCGAAATCAGTTTCAGCGTGCTGTTGGCAAGATCGAAATCCAGATCGAAATGGGAGAGGATGTCCAGCGCCAGTTCGCCGACGTCACCGCTGCTCTTGGCGGGATCGTCGAACTGGGCGAATTGCAGGTTCTTGCCGGAGGCGGTGCCGATCGTGAACTCCGGCACGACGGCCACGGCGCTCGACTGCTTCTGGCCCATCCGGATGACAGCGCCCTTCGGCATGTCCTTGAGCGTGAAACCGCGGGCCTTGATGTAGGACCCGTAGAGATAGGAGTAGGGATCGCTCAGTCCGAGCGTGAAAGCCTCCTCCTTTCCACCGATATTGGCCGTCACGGAGGGCTGGCCGTTGCTCAACGTGGCAAGCGGCAGCGTCGCCATCACGGTGAGCGGACACTCGGGTGCCGCGCGGGGCGCAGGTTGATCTGCTGCCTGCGCGGCCGGGCAAAGCAATCCGGCAAAGGCCAGGAGAGCGGCCGGAAGTTCCCTACCCAGCTTGGGACGGAGGTGTTCAGTGAGGGTCATGGTTCCTGATCTTCTCCCTCGCCCCCGCGGAGCGGGGGAGAGGGCCGGGGTGAGGGGGGCGCGCCGAGTTCGCGGCGGAGGTATTCAAGGCTGCCGCACATGTCGTCTAGCAAAATTTCGTTCCGGAAGCGGATGATTTGGTACCCTTCACTTTCGAGGAATGTATCGCGCTTTTGATCGTATTCCGCACGCTCTGCATGCAGGACGCCATCGAGTTCGACGATCAACTTCTTTTCGGCGCAAACGAAGTCAACGATATAAGGGCCAACCAGGTATTGCCGCCGGAACTTGAAACCGCCGAGTCTGCGGTCGCGCACCTCGTTCCAGAACAGCTTTTCTGTTGCTGCAGGCGCGTGTCGCATCTCGCGGGCGCGTGAGCGGTTCAGCGAACGAGACTTGCGTTCAATGTCTGTATCCGGTCGAACCATCCCCCTCACCCTGCCCTCTCCCCCACTCGCGTGGGGGAGAGGGAGAAGCATATTGCAATTCCTATCCACCTTCATCCTACCACATCGCCGCCGTCGACCGGCGAGTAACCTGCGGCGGCGCGCTTTTCGTTGAGGGTGAGAAATGTTGCGCCATTCAGCTTGTCCCAGGTGCTTTCGCGGTCGATTGCGAGCGCTGCGATCGCATCTGCGTCGTAATCGAGGCGCAAATTCTCGCCGAAGCGGGGGCCAAGCCAGCGCGTCAGCTGCGACGCCGTGCGGCCGACGAGCGGCAGCACGGTCTGGCGCCAGAAGCTCAGATTCGCCTCGCGATAATTCGCATAGGTGTTGTCGCCGGGAATGCCGAGCAGCATCGGCGGCACGCCGAATGCCAAGGCGATGTCGCGCGCGGCGCTGTCGCGGCTTGCGGCGAAATCGAGATCGGCGGGCGCGTGGCTCATCGCCTTCCAGTCGAGCCCGCCTTCGAGCACCATCGGGCGGCCGGCATTGCCCGCGCCCTGGTAGGCATCCTCGAGCTCGCGCTTCAGCCGCTCGAACTGCTCCGGCGTGAGCGCACCGTCGGCGCCGCGATAGACGAGCGCACCGGAGGGCCGCGCGGCATTGTCGAGCAGGGATTTCGTCCACGCGCCACCGGCATTGTGGATGTCGATGGCGCGGGACGCCGCTTCGATCGGCGAGAAGCCGTACGTATCGTCCAGCGGATGGAAAAGCGTTGCATGCAGCACCGGCAGGAAGCCGTTGGCTGGCGCGATCGTCGTCGTATGGCCGTCGACCGTGTAGGCATAGGCCGCAGGCCAGCCGCGCGGGCCCTGCACCGCGCGCACGCGATCGGGCCGGAGCACATAGAGCGCGCGCACGTGGCCCTCGAGCATCAGCGCCTCGAGATAGGCGTTGCCGGCGCACTGAAGGAACGCATACCAGCGCTCGAACAGCGCGCAGCCGTCCTCCTGCGGGTTGGGACTTGCGAGCAGCGCCAGCAGCGGATGGCTCTCGACCTCGCGCGCGCCGTCATAGAGCAGCAGCGGCACCGACGCGGCAGCCTCCGCGATCATGCGCACGCAGCGATAGGCGATGGCGTTCTGCATCACGCCTTCGCGCGCGAGCGTGGCGTAGTTGCGCGTGCTCCAGGAGGCCCGCCCCGCGAGCTCGAGGGCGATGAGGGGAGCGCCCACCGACTTCCTCTCGGGAGGACGTGTGTCCGTGTCACCGGACATGCGCGTCGGCGCGGACAGAATCGCGCCTTCCCGCTCTCTCGCGGGGCGGAACCAGCTGTGGAACATGTTTGAGTCCTTCTATCACCTCCCCCTTTGTGGGGAGGTCGACGCGCGCAGCGAAGCGAGCACGTCGGGTGGGGGACGGTGCCTGCGGATGGAGCGGACCCCCACCCGAAAAATGCTCCGCATTTTTCGACCTCCCCACAAAGGGGGAGGTGAAACTACGTCGCGTGTATTTTCGGCTTCATGCCTTCCTTCGCCGGGAACAGCTCGGCGAGCGCGTAGACCAGCGCGTCCATGCGGTCGGGGCTTTCGCCGGTGCCGTCGTAGGTGCACATCTGGTCCTCGAGTTCGGGGAACGCGCCGACGTGATGGATCCGGCCCTGCTCGTAGAGCGTGGCATAGGGTTCCGCCCGGGTCAGCTTGCCGGTCCTGGCGTGCACGAGCTTCACCGGCACGTTGATGTTCGAGTTGCGCAGCGTCTGGCGCACCATTTCGCCGCCCTGGTTGCTTTCCGCCACGATCTTGTGCGCCTCGTAGTCCAGAAACGCCTGGTTCGCGACCGTCGACCATTGCAGCGGCGTAAGCCCGCCGACCGAGCGGTCGGCCAGCACATAGCCCTCGCTCTTCTCGTCGCGGCCCACGACCACGATGCCGCATTCATCGCCCTGCGTGGAGGCGCAGGGATCGACACCGACCACGATGCGCGAGAGCTCGGGCGTTTCGCGCACGCGATGCCTCTCGATCCAGTCACGGCGCCATTTCGCGCCGGCAACGTCATCGATGATCTCTGCGTCCAGCTCCTGGCGACCGAGCCGCGTGCCGCCATAGCGCCCCTCGAGGCTCTCGACGAAGCCGGGTGCGAGATTGGCGATATTGTGGCGCGTCGTTGCATGGGTCTTCTTCACATCCTTGCGGCTCAGCAGCGCCTTCAGTGCGGGAATGTTCCGCGGTGTCGTGGTCAGCAGCATGCGCGGCCGCTTTCCGATGCGGAGCGCCATTTCCGTCATGTCCAGGACCGCCTGCGGGTCCTCCCATTTGCAGAACTCGTCGCCCCAGACCGCGTCGAACTGATGGCCGCGGATGCCGTCCGGCTCCTCCGCGCTCAGCACCGTCGCGACCGCGCCGGAAGGCCACAGCACGCGCTGGTTCGACGGCTCGTAGAGCGCGCTGCCGCTTGCGCTCAGCAGGCCGGATTCGCCTTCGATCATCACCGCGCGGGCATCGTGGTGCGTCGCCCCGATCAGAGCGACGCGCCGCATTCTGGCGTTGTGGATGCCATAGGCGATCCACTCGGCGCCGGCGCGGGTCTTGCCGGCGCCGCGTCCGCCCAGGAACAGCCAGATGTGCCAAGCGCCGGACGGCGGTTGCTGGTCTTCACGCGCGTTTCTTTCCCAGCACGAGAAGAACTCGACCTCCTCGTCACTGAGTGCGTCCAGGAAGAAGCGGCAATCCGCGGGCGGCAAGGAGGCTATTGATTCGACATTCAAGCTGAGCACGGAGTTCCTCGTTCCTGCCTGCGGCCTTTGGCTGCCGCCTGGCGATGCGTTCCTGTTCCATCTGTGCGAGGCGTTCGAGCGTGCGCTCGATGGCGCTCAGCGCGCGCACATTCGCCGCGCGCACCGATGCCTTCTTCGTGTCGATGTCCTCGGGTTTCGTGGATTCGATGCAGGCGAGCTGACGGTTCAGCTCCCGGAAGAGTCGTTTCACCATCTCGTCCAGCCAATCGGGATCGATGTCATCGGGTTTCACTCCTGCTTTCTCGATGTCGGCGCGCGTCAGCGCACCGGCGACCTTCCGGTCCGATGTCAGAGGCATGTTGTCGTCCTTCCGGTCTTGGGGACCGGTTCCGGTATCGATGCACTTGTGGGGATATGGGAGAAATGATCATCCGACCGACTCGGTTCAAGGGGGGCGGCGAAAATTATTTTCGGTGGCGCAAATCACGATCAAGAATTTGTTTTCGCACGCGGAATTGGACTCGACCGCGTCGTGGCGTGCACTGCACAAGACCCGCAACAAATTTTTTTCCGCGCCCGTGGCGTGTCGAAAAAACCTGCCCCGGCCGTGGCCGCTCGGCTGAGGCGGGAATGCGTCGTTGACACCAACCGGCCCCTGGAGTGTGCTCGGACGATCGAAAGCGGATTTCCCATGTTCGCTGCGAAAGCCCGGTGCGCGGAAGCCAAGCCCAGGGCCAACCCCATGGCCCTGACGCGGATCGCAATCCAGCGCCAGACCACGGTCGGCGAGACCAACGACCCGCTCGAGCACGAGGCCGATCGGATGGCCGATGCCGCGGTCGCGGGCCGTCCCGTCTTGGCGTGGTCGCGCGCAGCAGCGCCGCCGCGCCCGCAACACAAATGCGCGAGCTGCGAGGAGGAGGAGGGAAAGGTCCAGCGCAAATGCGCGGCCTGCGGCGCCGACCCGGCGATGGACAGCAGGGCCGCGGACGATGCCTCGCGTGCGGTGAGCCAGGGCGGCGACCCGCTGCCGCAGCACCTGCGCCGCCGTTTCGAACCCAGCTTCGGCTTCGATTTCTCGCAGGTGCGAGTCCACACCGACGCCAGGGCCGCGGCCGCGGCACGCAGCATCAACGCGCGCGCCTACACGCTCGGACACGACATCGCATTCGCGCCGGGCGAGTTCGCGCCCGGAACCGCGCGCGGTCAAAGGCTGATCGCGCACGAGCTGGCGCACACGCTGCAGCAGGGTGCCGCGGCGACGGTGCGGCGCGCGGCGGTCCAGATTCTCCCCGCCGGTTCCACGGGCACGCCAGGCCCCAACGAGCGGCGTGCCGTCGCCTCGTGCGACATCGGCTGCGGCGGCGTCAGCATCGGGACCTTCCACGCCATGCCTGTCATGTTCACGTCGAGCGGCGCCGCGCCACCCCTCGCCAGCAGCGCCAGCGCCAATGGAATCAGCATTTCCCTGCACTTCATCCGCAACAAGACGGCGCTGCCCGCTGCAAATCCGTGCGCCAGCTGCACGGACTACAAGGTCATTCAGGTCGTCGACACGACAAGTCCAGCAGTCGCTACTCGCGGCAACCGCTACGTCGACAACGCACAGCGAAGCACACCGTTCTACGACGACGTGTATCAGTCGGGGCACGGCGTGGACACCGTCGACCCGCGGTTTCCGGGCGCGGGTGATGAGGTCAACACCACCAGGTCCATCTACGATCATCCCGCGCGCCCGGATGCGGTCCTGGCGGGAACGACCACGGACATGCGCTGGAATGCGGAGGCATGCGTTACCTGTCGCAAGACGCCAAAGGACAAGGTCCTGGGTTGCGTGACGTACGGCTTCACGCGGGCCTACAATTCGAGCTCCCACAGTTTCGGGCCGCCCGTGGTGGTCGGTCCGGGTTGCCTGGCCACGCCAACGGCGGCGTTCACGACCACGGTGAGATCGGATCCCACCACCAGCAGCTACCAGTTCGACACTTAA